CATCTGAACCAGTAGAAGTTCCATATTCAGGAAAAAGTGAATTATTACAAGTTATGTAGTCTATCATTCTCTCTAAATAATATTCACCAGTATTTTTGCACTCCTCTCTTAAATGTTGTGCTTCTTCAGTTGAAAGGGCAGTTCCAGTTTCACTCGTTTTGCTATATATGTTTCCATTTTCCACTTTAAAACGTAAAAACGGAATAGCGTGATACATAGCCATCACTGGCAAAAAATCCCCTATGTATTCATCTAATAAAGTCTTATAAGCTTCATTACCTACAGCACCTACTGTACCTGTAGTAATTAAGTCTTTCAATTTATTGTTTAGAGGTGTGCCAAGTCGTGTCTCACACCACAGTTTTTGTGCTTGACGTACATAGGGAAGTAGGAGGTCTACATCGACATTAAGATTGATTGCTGTAGAGTCCTTTAATTTAGCTTCTGATATAAATAGTACGTATGACATAAGTGTCTGATTTTTAAAGTGTTATCTTGGTTTGTTATATCCGTTATTTTTCATTCTTTGTGGTGCTATTGCTACTAGCTTATCATTCTTTTCAGCTGTAAATCCTTCAGACCTAGCTTTAGTATAAGATATTAATTGACTACTAGATATTTTACTTTTAGCACCTCTTAGTGAAGTCTTAAAAATTTGACGCAAGAAGAAATGTCTGCACTGAGGGCCGCCCTTAAAAAGAAACAAATTGTACCGTTTTTTACCATCAATTCCAAATCCTGGATTTAAAGTCAAACTATTAGCATTTACTAAATCTTCTTTTGTATATATCTTTTTAGCTGCCACCATATCTCTACAAAACTCTCTGCTTGTACCTGATTTGTTTGTTAAGAAATTATCAGTAGCATACACATATCTCACTTTATAATAGTCATTGTAAGATTTATTTACCCCATCTTGACTACTTCTTTTGTTGGGAGTTGCACTTACTGCTGATGCAAGTTCTATATTATTGTCAGCTTCTTCATTTAATACTTTCTCAAAATCAAAATCTCTATGCTCACCATCTACCACTTCTTCATCTACTAATTCCCAATCTTCAGGCATATCTTCACCAAATTCTTCTATCCACTCTGCTAGTTGTGTAGCTTCAGTATGTCCTTCGCAAGCCATATAGACTGTCTTACCTTCATAATCGTGTTCGTGATACCCTTCACACCCTAAAGTCTTTGCACTCGCTAAAGCTTCTTCTATGGTATCAAAAACAGGCTTTCCATCAATCATTCCAACTTTTGAAAAATCCTCTCTTACATCTACATTAACATCTAAAGGAGCATATCCCATTTCTTCCCGTATTTCATCAGGAGTTAATACAGCCGCTAAATCTTGATTAGTAAACTTAATAGTAATAGGTTTAAGCTGCACAAACTGCACAGGCATATCCATATTGTTTACTTGAAATATCTTGTGCAATACTTTAAGTATTTGATTTTGAAATCCTACAACTACTGTATTTTTATAAAAATTAGAAGCTGCGTTTAGCTCGTCTGCATTGCTTGAGAACCCATTAGCACTATCCAAGCCCATAAGTGTCTTAGACGTCACCCTATGCCCTGAGAGGATGTTGCTAGTAAGTAGTTCTTGAAGTGCCAAATACTGTTTGTCCAAATCTGAAGGACTTATAGAAGTTATTTCAGGTACTCTAGTCTTATCGTCTGAGAATGTCAAGACAAATTTTCCTGCGTTTTTTTCTGAAGTAAATTTTTGTTCTAAGCTTTGTTCAATCTGATTTCTCTCTTCAGCGGTCGGGATTCCATTCGCAAAACTAATCATAAATGAACCTGTGAATCCATTAGAGATGTTATTGAGGTGAAATTCTGAAACCTTTGAGTCTATCAAAGCCCAATTATTACAACTAACGTAATCGGGAGTATAATAAGAATTCATATTAGGACTGTAAAGCCCTGTGTATAATATTTGATTAGGTGAAGTTCTATCGTTTACATTAAAGGCAGGTACTCTATAAGGCTTATTCATTCTTGTATTTGCCCAATCTCCTGATACATAGTAACCTCTAGTCTTTCCAAATTCATCAGGACGTTCACATCTAATTTTTTCGACAGGAATGTGGTACAGCTCTGCTATTTGAGTCCTGTCTTTTGACCATACTATGTTAAGGGCAAAGCCACCCTGAAGCTTAAAGTCAAATGCTACCTTTTTCAATACTTCGTGTAGTGTTTCATTTCCATTAGCATTATTCATAAAGTTTTGAAGCTTTACCCTTGCTTCTTCATCTCTATCTTCTTCATCAGTTATAACTAAGTCCTCAGCACTAATCATTTCAGCAGTAGCATTTACGATAGCAGCCGTTATAGAACTAGAATAGTAAAGGTCAATTAAGAACTGTGGGTAGAGGTTTCTCCATTGCCCATTAGCGTCGCCGTATTCAATCCAATCTTTTCCCCTTACCTCCTGCACTAAGGGACTTGTTGAAGTGCTTAAATCTACTGAAATTATTTTATCCATTTTATAAGTTTGAAAGTCTTTCGTTTATTAAATCTGTTAATGCTTGTGAAGTAGAATCAAATACCATTATTTCAAAAATACTCCCATCAAATTTTTCTCCTATTTCATTGAATCTAGGAACAGTTGTTAAAGTATTAGTATTTTGAACTATCCCATTAAAAGTTAATTCTATTGTATTGGCAGCGTTTCTTGTGAGTACTATGTAAGCATCTTCAATAGTTCCTGTTGTAGTAAATAAGTTTTTTCCTACTCCTGTTCCACCATATATATCAACATTACAGCATCCACCAATTTCAATTATCGACTGATTTGTTGTTGAGCTTAATATGTTTGATGTTCCTGTAATACTTTTAGATTTAATTTTAAAAGCAATTGTAAACTGAGATGTAAGCTGATAACTGGCAAAGGATTGTAATACATCAGTAACACCTGTAGTATCAAAAATAAGACCACCTGTGCTTGCAGTATATGAAGGTCTTGAAGCCAATACCGCTTGTGATAAATCAAATGTATTCGCAGAACTATCTATCCATTCACTTACATTACCACTACTATCTAAAGTAATTCCTACTTTATTTTTATACCAAGCAATCATAGATGTTTCATCCGCAGGATTCCACACATCAATATCTTGACCATACCATACATAATTAGGACTATCTGGTGATTCGTGTTGGTTGTATTGTACTTGCTCTGTTCCTAATTTCTCAGTCAAGTTTAAGATACCTTTAGTAACTAATCCTTGCACTATTCCGTGAGGGTCATCAACAGATAAGACATCTGTTTCTGTTGCCGGAGCAAATCCAAAAGCGACATTTACAGCACCTTTCCAAGTAACTTCATAGACTTCATACTTCCAATGACCCGCAGGTAAAAGATTAACTTTTCCTGTATATCTATCAGGAACTACATTATAAAGAAAATCTAATTTTGTATATCTTTGCTGCGGACCTTTTAATGAAATTGGATATACATATTCAATATCACCATTCATATCATTTATAAGCTTTACTAGCAATCTAACTTGACTGACTGAAACTTCAGTATCGATTCTATTGTCCTCAGTAGATAAGTAAGCTGTAAAGTCTGATTCTGTAAATCCTTGTATCATATTATATAATAGAAAAAGTATGATTCTGTTTGGTTAATAAGGGAAAAAGGCTGCCGAAGCAACCTTAATCCCATAGTGAACGCTAGGTTTCCCTATATACGGACTAACCGCACCACCCTCACTAAGTGTAGAAAAGGGTATCAATTAAGATACCCCATTCAAAATTATAAGAAAACAGATAAAAAGATTAGTTTATGTCTACTGTAAAGTCAGAGAATGCTGTATTATCAAATGGTTCAGATGTGTAATCTGCCACGAATGGGAACGGATTAGGCTCTAAACCATCGAAGGTAAGAGTGTATCCGTTTCTGTCCCCGAAAGCAGCACCTGTGTCCATAGTACCTGTATTCAAAGCCATACCATTAGTCACTCCTAAAGCAATAATAGTATTATGCTGATTAGCAGGGATAATTTCATTTAATTGAGCAAAAATTACTACTTTAGTTTGACCTAATAAACGAATTTCGTTTTGATCAATAGCAGTAAGTTTATTCATAACTAGATTTACGGTTGGAGTGTAAAAAATCGTTCCGTTTTCAGTAGAACCTGTAATAGTTTCAGTTACAGAAGCAGCACCTAAAGGCATTGCATATCTATAAATTATTGCAGCATCATCCATATTAATATCTGATACGCTTCCTGCTGCTTGTACTATTCCTGCTGTTTCTATTGGAGTTAGATATTGGTCATAAACCCCAAAATAAAGGTAGCGAACTCCACCCGAAATTCTCGAACAGTCTAATTCACGTCCTTTTGTAAGTGCTATACAATGTGCCATTTTTTTTTATTTTTTTGGGTTAAAAAGTTGGGAGGATTTTATCCCTCCCTTCTTTATATTTATTTATTAAGATACAAGTACGCAATCAGCTCCTGTTCCTGTTTGTGTTCCTCCTGAGTAACGAGCTACCAATCTCATATTATCTGAACCATCTAACTGAGCCATATCCATCAAAGTAATTCTAGTTGCATCTGAAAGTAAATCAGTCCCATAAAATAAATTACTCTTCTGAGCTACTACGATTGCTGCATTTTGTAAACCATTACACACAGCTATTTTTATTCCGTTAAACATTGGAACGTACTCACCCTGCATATTGTAAGCGTTTAAGTAACCTAAAGCTGAAATTGCTTGGATGTATAATTGGTAATTTTTTTGGTTTAAGTAGATATGTAAATCATCTTTACCAATAACTGCTGATGGTACTGCATCTAATCCTGCTTGGATGTCAGCAATAATTGTTCCTACTACTGGAGCAACACCTGCACCTCCTGTTAAAACTGCTTGCACTACTGTTGCATCATTACCAGCTCTTAACCATCCTGCAGCTCCAGCTCCTGTGAATCCGATAAAGTCCCCACCTGCATTAGCAACACCTGCCCAAATAGAATTTTCTGTTGCTTCAGCAATAATATCTCCCATATATGAGATTACATACTCGTCAAAAGAAGCTGGAAATGGTGCGCCTGCTCCTGCTCTCATTTGTAAACTTTCAAAGCTGTCTAAAAGTTCAGATTTGCATAAATCCATATTAATTTGTAGATTTGCAGGCTCTAATACCTTCTCAGTTAAAGCAAGTGTTCCTGCTCCTGTGAAATCGCACGTTGCTGCTGAAACACTAGCTACAGTCTGATTTAGTGCCTGCACATTACTTTTATACTTGATATTTTCTATCATTGTTAAATAGTCAAGTGAGTTTGCTCCTAGAAGTGCTTTGCTGATGAAAAATCCTGCTGCCTTCCCTGCGAAATTGCTTGTTGTTGTTAAAGCCATTTTTTTGTTTGTTTTAGTTTATATTATTAGTTATGTAAATTGTATAAGAATTTTTCTTGTTTTGTCATTCTTCTTAAATCTTGTTTTGTTGGTGTTGCTCTTTCTGAACTAAATTTGTTTGTATCTAAAGGAGCTGATGCAGGAGCTTCTGCTAACTCAGTTTTTAATTTTTTATTTTCAGCTTTCAACTTTGTTAATTCATCTTCTGCTGAGAACTCAACTACTTCTGTAGTCTTAATAGTTTTAGGATTAGTAGAAGGCTCTGTTACTTCTTCAGCCATTTCTTCAACCTCATCATCTCCTCCGTCTTTATCTTTCTTTAGACTTGCAACTGCGTCTTCTAAGTTTTGGATTCTTTTCTCCATACCTGCCCAATCTTCAACGTCAGCTTCTTCAGCTAATTCCATTTCTTCTTCAACTACTTCTTCTTCAGTTTCGCTTTCCATAACTTCAGAAACAATACCTTCCTCTTCAACTCTAAAAGATACTCCTGTAT